TGTGTTATTCATAGCTCTTGTGTTTGTTATCGTAGGGTTATGTCTAACACTTGAAGATTAAGAAAGGTAAAATAATGTCAAATATGCAATTAGGTAGAGGCTTGACTTCTAAAGAAACAGAAATGTTAGTAGAAATTATTACAATTATAAAAAAACATCCTCATCCATATATGGAAGATATTTTAGAATTACTCAAACATTGGGAGTCAAAAATAGAATGAAAACTTGGATAAGTGATGAAGACTTGGGTGAAATAAATAGTAAAGATCTAAAAGACCTAGTCAAAAGATGTAATCAAGAAATTGGTGACAGATATAGAGATAGATACTACTCTGAGCACATTAGAAAAGATCAATTTTTTACTTGTGAATCATTTCAGTTTGGAAAAAATAAAACTTATACCAAAAAAGAATTAGATAAAATAAGATCAGAGAATGATTAAATTTTTTTCAAGGCTACTGCCATTACCACAATGATAACAATTTTTTGTTTGCTTTTAACTTTTCTTCTCGTTAACTTGGTACTTGGTTGTGACACATGGAACCAGAATTTATGGACTCCTTATAACTCATGTATCACGCATCTCCAAATACTGGGCATCAAATAATTTCCCTTCTTAACAAATGCCCCAATAACTTAGCCCCACTTTTGTGGGGTTTCTTTTTTTGGTTTTATACGTTATATATAAATAAACAGCTAACCACTGCAAGAAAGGTAAGACATGAAAAAGAAAATCGGTAGACCTAAATTTGAAATCACAGAAGCTATTTGTGCAAAGGCTGAACATCTTGCTTCAAAAGGGTTGACTGTCGATCAAATAGCAGCAGTCTTTGGAGTTTCTGACGCAACGATATACGAAAGACAAATTGAAAATCCTGACTTCTCTGACGCATTAAAAAGAGGTCGAGCTTCTGGTATTGTCGATGTAACAAATGCTTTATATGAAAAGGCTACTGTCGATAAAGATAATACAGCTATGATTTTCTGGCTCAAGAATAGAGCAGGTTGGGTTGATAAACAGGAAACAAATACTACTATTGAACAAAGACATATAATAGATTTATCTAGGATTGATAATGAACAACTTGCCCAACTTGAAAGAGTTCTTGAGCAATCTGTCACTGGAACAAGTAAGGGCAGAGAAGTACCGAAGGTCATTGAGGGAGTTCACGAAGGCTAGTTGGAGTTCCATTGAGCCTGGTGTAGACTTTCAAAACAATTGGCATATCGATGCAATCGGTGAACATCTTCAAGCTGTTGTTGAAGGTGATATCAAAAGACTTATTATCAATGTACCACCTCGACATATGAAGTCTATTTCTGTGGCTGTTGTATTACCTGCTTGGACTTGGACCATACAGCCTGACAAAAAATTTTTATATGCTTCTTATGCCAGTTCATTATCCATTAGAGATAGTGTTAAGTGTCGAAGATTATTAGATAGTAGATGGTATCAAACTCATTTTGGTGATTCGTTTAGCTTAACATCTGACCAAAACCAAAAGCAAAGATTTGAAAACAATAAAACTGGTGCTAGAATTGCAACGTCAGTTGATGGTGCTCTGACTGGTGAAGGTGGTGATATAATTGTAGTTGATGATCCACATAACGTCAGAGAAAGCGAATCTGCTACAGTTCGTGAAAGTGTTTTAGACTGGTGGGATCAGGCAATGCAAACCAGATTAAATGATCCAAAGACTGGTGCTTTTATTATAATTATGCAAAGAGTGCATGAAAAAGATTTAACAGGACATATATTAGCGAATCAATACGATGAATGGGATCATTTATGTTTACCTGCTCGATATGAGGTCGGACATCCAACACCGACCAAATCAATCCTTGGTTTCACAGATCCAAGGACAAGAGAAGGTGAATTGTTGTGGGAAGAACGTATTGACAAAAAGACTTTGGATAATATTGAAAAGAGTCTTGGGAGTTACGCATCAGCAGGTCAATTGCAACAAAGACCTATGCCCAAGGGTGGTGGTATCTTAAAAGCTGAGTGGTGGGTTCCCTGGGAGAACTCTAATCTTCCTGACATTGAATATGTTTTACAATCTTGGGATACTGCATTTAGCACCAAAGAAAAAACATCCTATTCTGCCAGGACTACTTGGGGGGTGTTTAGAAAAAATGGTCAAGTAAATGCTATAGTGTTAGACATGTGGTATGATAGAGTTACCTATCCTGAATTAAGAAAGATCGCACAGGAATCTTATTATGACTATGAACCTGATGCTGTACTAATAGAAAAGAAAGCTTCTGGTCAAAGTTTACTGCAAGATTTACGCATGGCAGGAGTTCCTGTTATTGAATATATGCCTGACAGAGACAAGGAAGCTAGAGCACATGCATCATCTGCATTATTGGAAGATGGCAGAATTTGGTATCCTTCAAACAAAAAATGGTGTAAAGACCTAATTGATATATGTGCGACTTTCCCTGCCACTGAAAATGACGATATTGTTGACACTTGTACTCAGGCTTGGTTAAGATTACGCAAGGGTTGGTTTGTTACACATTCAAATGATGATATTGACGATGATTTTGAAGAGAGAAAGAGGATAACATTATATGGTTGAAATTCCTTTTGCTGAAGGTGCTCCACCAGATGATTTACAAGTCGAATCAGTTGGTGATGAAGTTCTTGTTGGAGATCCAGATACAGATCAAGTTGCAGAGACTGAAGATGAGTTTGATGAAAATCTGGCTGAAAAAATTAATGAGAGAGAGTTACAGAAGAAAGCTTCAACTCTTATTTCGCTTTATGAAGATGATAAAAGCTCTAGGTCGGAATGGGAAGAACGATATAAAAAAGGATTAAAGACATTAGATCCTGATGGTGGTCAAGAAGAATCAGAAGAAGAAAGAGCTACCAGAGGTTTATCAACAGTTGTGCATCCTATGATTGCAGAAGCTGCAACTCAGTTTAATGCCAGAGCTATTGCAGAACTTTATCCATCTGGTGGTCCAGTTAAAACTGTTATCATTGGCACTCCGAATGAAGAGACAGAAGATCAAGCCAGAAGAGTTCGTGAATATATGAACTATCAGATTGTTGAAGAGATGCCAGAATACTTTCCTGATCTGGATCAAATGCTGTTTCATTTACCATTAGTTGGTCAGACATTTAAGAAAGTTTGGTGGGATAGTAATATGGGTAGGCAATGTTCTCAGTTTATTAAGGCTGAAGATTTTGTCGTTGCTCCAGAGAGCAAAGATCTTATGACTTCACCAAGATATACACAAGTAATTCGTTTACCTAAAAACGATTATAATAAGTATGTCCAATCTGGATATTATTTACCTAGTGAGTATTCAGGGGATGGTTCTGACCCATCTGGTGACACTATCGGAGAAGTCGAAGGTGTTAATACTTATGGTGATGACCAACAAGATGAAGTTATGACTTTGTTGGAAATGCATGTTTATGAATTGTTTGATGAAATCGATGAGGTAGATCCTGAAGATGAAAATGCTGTAGCAACTCCATATGTGATCACAATTGATTATGATAGTGAAAAGATTGTCAGCATTAGACGCAATTACAAAGAAGATGACGAAAAGAAGAAACGCAGAGATTGGTTTGTCAGTTATAAGTTCTTGCCAGGTTTAGGCTTTTATGGGTTTGGATTATTTCATTTAATCGGTGGATTAGGTAAGGCAGCCACTGGTTCATTAAGAGCATTACTTGATTCGGCTGCTTTTGCTAATATGCAAGGTGGTTTTAAATTAAGAGGTCGTGTTGCAGGGGGTGAAGTACAAGTCAATCCTGGTGAGTTTGTTGATTTAGATGCGACTGTTGATGATGTTAATAAAGCTATAATGCCATTGCCATTCAAGGAACCTAGTGGATCTTTATTTAATTTATTAGGTTTTATCGTTGATGCAGGTCAAAGATTTGCAAGTACGGCTGATTTGAATGTTGGGGATGTAAATCCAAATGCTCCTGTTGGATCAACAGTGGCATTGATAGAGCAAGGTTCTAAAGCTTTTTCTGCAATACATAAAAGGCTTCATTATTCACAAGGGCAAGAGTTTAAAATGCTTGCCAGGTTGAATGCAGAATACTTGCCTGAAAAATTTACATTTTCATTCTCTGGAAGCAGTTCTGAAATATATGCTGCTGACTTTGATGATCGCATTGATATTCTCCCTGTCAGTGACCCCAACATTTTTAGCACTGCTCAAAGGATTGCACAGGCACAAGCTGTATTGGAAATGGCTAGATCACAACCTGATTTGCATAATTTATATGAAGCATACAAAAGAATGTATGAAGCTATTAGAGTACCTAATATTGATGAAATACTAAAGAAACCTGATGAAGCTCCAAGAACAGATCCAGTCGATGAAAATATGTCAGTGATGTATGGCAAGCCATTAAAAGCTTTTCCAGAACAAGATCACGATTCTCACATTGCTGTACACATGCAATTCTTACAAGATCCAATGTTAGGTGGTAATAATGCTACAAAGGGTATGCAACCTATTATGATTGCACATATTGCAGAACATGTTGCCTTATTATATCGACAAAGAATGGAAGCAAGTATTGGAGTGCCAATGCAACCAGTTCCAGACTTTAAGAATCCTAATTATCAACCAAAAGACATTAATCCAGAGTTAGATCGATTAATTAGTCAAAGAGCAGCCCAAGTTGTAAGACAGTCACCACAAATGCAACAGATCGATGCATTGAAGTCTTTGACAGGTCAACAACAGCAACAACAACAGAATCCATTACAATACGCACAACAACTTGCTAAACTTGAAGCTGATGCCTTAAAAGCTAGAACACAAGCACAGATTCAAGCAGATCAAGCCAAAGCTCAATCTTCAATACAAATCAAACAAGCTGAAGCAGAACAAGATTTACAGATTGAAGCTACCAAAGCTCAAGCAGATTTACAGGCAAAAATTACTAAGTTAGAGGCAGATCTGCAATTAGAGAGAGAAAAGAATAATGCTAAATTGCAAATGGAAATGTTGAAAAATGCTCCCAAATAATTCATTAGCTACGATAAGACCAATTAATCCACAGGCTTTTGGTCCTATAAAAGGTGCTTTGCCAATGGGTGGTGGTCAACCACCACAACAAGGTGGATTTAATGCTGAAAAGTATTTAATGAATAAAGTTATGGAATTAAAAAGAAAAGGCATTGGGGGTGGTGCTTTAGGAAATATAATGGCAGCGATGCCTACCCCAGAGAGAGGATAAGCGATGTTTAATCCAGACAGACTTAAGGAATGGAAAGTTATATATAACAAATACGCTGATAAGTATAAAGACCCGAATACTGGAGAAGCTCAATACGCTGATGTAACTAGTGATTCAGGCTATTTAAATGAAGTAGCTGCCTTAAATGAAAAGTATTCTACTGTTCAACAACAACCTACTCAAACTCAGCAACAAACAACAACCCAAGATACTGGTGCTTTGGCTAATGTAGGTACAGATACTCAACAGCAAGATGATAAGGTGCAAGTTTTTTCTCAAGTTGGGCAACTAGGAGCAGGTAAAGGTTATTCTACTATTCAAGATGTTATTAAAAGTCTTGGTGGAGGAGCAGGTACAGTAGAAAGGTTATATTTTAAAGATCCTGAGACTGGTCAAGTATTTAATTATGATTATGACGATAGTGAATTTGAAAATTTAGATCCTGGTTATTATGGGAAAAGTTTATCAGACTTACAACTTATTAGTGGCATTTCTAAACAAAAAGGAAGTGGTGAAAATGTCAGGTTTACAGTCGATGATCCTAGTAAATATGATGTATCTGGTATTTTAGGCTATGACCCTGAAACATCTGCGAAAATGGCTGCTGAACAAGCCAAAGACGATCCTAGCGATAATGATATTTATTACACTGCTCCCAATGGAAAAACCTATATTGATGTTACTGGCACAGGGGAAAGTATACCAGTTGGATCAACTAATATCACAAGAGATCCGACACAATTAGGTTCATATGATGCAGAAGGTAATTACACTGAAAAAGACTCATCGACATACACACAGCCAGTATTAACAAAAGGGTTTACAGGATATTATCCTACAGGTGATCCACAATCTTTTGATATAGTTGATGATCCAATAGGTTCTCAACCTGGTGCAAGCACTGATTTTACAGATTTATTT